TCATTCTGGTTCGGCACATTCGCAATGGCAAATGTTTCATAATTTTTAGGAGATTAAAATGGCTTTAATGAAAATTGATGATATCTATCTATATACAGCATTAACCGAAACAGCACATAAATGCTGGTTAATGAAAAAGTATCTACAGGATAATAACATTAATTACACTAATTTACATTATAATGACGATTCGTCATTACCTGATGTATTTGCACCTTTGAATACTTGGTGGCAAAACGTTAATTTTACAGAAATGCCTATATTGATTTATACTGAAATTCACGACGACTTGCCTCCATCAAAATATCCAAGAAAATTTTTTACCACATTGGAAGATTTGCAAGTAAGTTCATTTTTACAAGATTATCAGCTAGGTAGATAATTTTAAATTTTTAGGAAAAATTAATGCCTATTGGATTTCAAAGAACCTTAAGACGTACTATAGTACCTGCAGGATCGGCAACTTTTAACGCTACTCAAAATTGGCAAGCAATTTTTGGCGTTGAAAATATAACCATTCAAGGAAAGGCTGGTCTCGGAAATCCAGGTAACGCTGGACAAACAGGTAACCCTGGAAACAAAGGAGCAGACGGAACTGCTGGACAACCGGGTACTAATGGTATTGGCGGACCGGGCGGTATAGGCGGGGCAGCTGGAACAGCAGGTGCGGCCGGTATTGCAGGAAATCCAGGTAATAAAGGCGCAAGCGGAAACAATGGACAAGCAGGCAATAATGGTACTACGGGCAATAATGGTGTCGGAGGCCCGGGCGGTACAGCAGGTGCCGGAGGTATTGCAGGAAATCCAGGCAATAAAGGTACTGATGGACAATCAGGTACAACTGGTACCAATGGTGCTGGTGGCCCAGGTGGTGCAGGAGGTATAGGTGGTACAGCAGGTGCTGCTGGCATTGCAGGAAATCCAGGCAATAAAGGTACTGATGGACAAGCAGGTACAACTGGTACCAATGGTGCTGGTGGCCCAGGTGGTGCAGGAGGTATAGGTGGTACAGCAGGAGCTGCCGGTATTGCTGGTAACCCAGGTAATAAAGGGTCTGATGGACAATCAGGTACAACTGGTACTAATGGAGTTGGTGGCCCAGGTGGTGCAGGAGGTATAGGTGGTACAGCAGGTGCTGCTGGTATTGCTGGTAACCCAGGTAATAAAGGTTCTAATGGACAATCAGGTACAACCGGTAATAATGGAGTTGGCGGCCCAGGTGGTGCAGGAGGTATAGGTGGTACAGCAGGAGCTGCCGGTATTGCTGGTAACCCAGGTAATAAAGGTTCTAATGGACAATCAGGTACAACCGGTAATAATGGAGTCGGCGGCCCGGGTGGTAATTCTGGTGCCGGAGGTATTGCTGGTAACCCAGGTAACAAAGGACAACCCGGAGCGAACGGTCAACCAGGTAATAATGGTACAACAGGTAATAATGGAGTAGGTGGTCCAGGTGGTACAGCAGGTGCAGGAGGTATTGCAGGAAATCCAGGTAATAAGGGCGCCGTAGGTAATAACGGACAACCAGGAAATGCAGGACTAGGTGGCGCAGCTGGAAACAACGGCAGCGGAGGTACTGCTGGAGGAGCAGGAAATCCAGGTAATAAAGGACAGCCAGGAAACAATGGACAACCTGGAACTGCTGGATTAGGTGGCGCGGCCGGAAATAACGGCAGCGGAGGTACTGCCGGAGCAGCAGGAAATCCAGGTAACCCAGGTTTTGGCGGCGGCGGAGCTGGTGGCCGTGCCGGCGGTGACGGAAATGCAAATATTGGATACGGAACAATGAGCCCATTAGTCGGATTCACTGCACCGTTAGTAACAGCCCGACAACCAGGTTTAGCAGGATCTGCAGGAAGTCCCGGTGGCGGCGGTGCCGGTGGTACAGCAGGTAGTCCAGGTCAAGCAGGATCCGGTGGAAATCCAGGAACTGGCGCGACTGCTGGAGGAATTGGCCAACCGGGTAACCCAGGACAACCTGGAATAGCAGGACAACCGGGAGCAAGTGGTAATACAGGCGGAAGCGGTAATGCTGGATTTGGAGCAACTGCTGGAGGAATTGGTCAACCGGGTAACCCGGGACTTCCTGGAACACCCGGAAACACAGGAGCATCAGGTACTACTGGTGCAAGTGGAACTTCTGGTACAGGTGCCACAGGTGGACAAGCAGGCGGTATAGCTCCAAATATTTGGCCAAGTCAAAACGGTAATAATGGCGTTGCCGGTAATAAAGGACTTGATGGCGGACCAGGCGGAAGTGGAACTGCTGGTACAGGTGCTACTGGTGGACAAGCAGGCGGTATTGCTCCAAATACATGGCCAAGCCAAAATGGTAACAATGGAACTCCTGGTGCTGCTGGTTCTCCAGGTAACTCAGGTACAGGTGCTACTGCTGGCGGTATTGGTGGTTCTGGACAACCAGGAATTGCTGCTCCAAACATTTGGCCAGGACAAACAGGTGCAAACGGTATTGCTGGTGCTGCTGGTATTGCTGGTAACTCGGGCACAGGCGCTACTGCTGGCGGTATTGGTGGTTCTGGACAACCAGGGCTTGCTGCACCAAACATTTGGCCAGGACAAACAGGTGCAAACGGTATTGCTGGTGCTGCTGGTATTGCTGGTAACTCGGGCACAGGTGCTACTGCTGGCGGTATTGGTGGTTCTGGACAACCAGGGCTTGCTGCACCAAACATTTGGCCAGGACAAACAGGTGCAAACGGTATTGCTGGTGCTGCTGGTATTGCTGGTAACTCGGGCACAGGCGCTACTGGTGGACAAGCAGGCGGTATTGCTCCAAATACTTGGCCAAGTCAAAACGGTAATAATGGTATTGCTGGCAACAAAGGACTTGATGGTACTACTGGTGCAAGTGGAACTGCTGGTACAGGTGCTACTAGCGGACAAGCAGGTGGTATAGGACAACCGGGACTTGCCGCTCCAGATATTTGGCCAGGACAAACAGGTGCTAACGGTATTGCTGGTCAACCAGGTGCAAGCGGTATAGCTGGAAACAAAGGAATCAACGGAAACTCGGGCACCGCCGGAAATTCTTCAATATTTACAGTCTCTGGAATAGCTAGAGCTACATTCGTAGGATTTGCAGGCAATGGTGGAATTGGTGGTGCAGGCGGCGCAGCAGGTCCCGGTGGTGCAGGTGGCACAGCAGGTGTTGCTGGAAATCCAGGAAATAAAGGATTAGTTGGTAACAAAGGTACAGATGGACAAGCAGGAACTGCTGGTACCAATGGAGCCGGTGGCCCAGGCGGCGCAGGCGGAGTAGGTGGTACAGCAGGTGCCGCAGGTATTGCAGGAAATCCAGGTAATAAAGGTACAAACGGTCAAGCAGGTACAACAGGTACCAATGGAATCGGCGGCCCAGGTGGTACAGCAGGTGCCGGAGGTTTAGCAGGAAATCCAGGTAATAAAGGCGCAAGTGGAAACAATGGACAACCAGGTAATAATGGTACAACAGGTAATAATGGAATCGGCGGACCAGGTGGTACAGCAGGTGCCGGAGGTTTAGCAGGAAATCCAGGTAACAAAGGCGCTGTAGGTAATAATGGTCAACCAGGTAATAATGGTACAACAGGTAATAATGGAATCGGCGGCCCAGGTGGTACAGCAGGTGCCGGAGGTTTAGCAGGAAATCCAGGTAATAAAGGCGCAAGTGGAAACAATGGACAACCAGGTAATAATGGTACAACAGGTAACAATGGAGTTGGCGGACCAGGTGGTACAGCAGGTGCTGGAGGTTTGGCAGGAAACCCAGGTAATAAAGGCGCAAGTGGAAACAATGGACAACCAGGTAATAATGGTACAACAGGTAACAATGGAGTTGGCGGACCAGGTGGTACAGCAGGTGCTGGAGGTTTGGCAGGAAACCCAGGTCAAAAAGGAAATGACGGGCAAGGAGGCACAACAGGTAATAATGGAGTTGGCGGTCCCGGAGGTGCAGGTGGTATAGGTGGTACAGCAGGTACTGCTGGTATTGCAGGAAATCCAGGTCAAAGAGGAAATGACGGGCAGGGAGGTACAACAGGTAACAATGGAGTTGGCGGACCAGGAGGTACAGGTGGTGCAGGAGGTGCAGGAGGTACTGCCGGTGGTACAGGATCACCGGGTCTACAAGGACAACCAGGAACTGCTGGTACAAACGGTGCTGCTGGACCAGGCGGACCCGGTGGTATAGGTGGTGCAGGAGGTACTGCCGGTGGTACAGGATCAGCAGGTCTACAAGGACAACCAGGAACCGCAGGAAATAACGGCCCTGGCGGTGGTGCAGGAGGTGGAGGTAATCTTGGTTTTGCAGGTTCTCCGGGCGGTCAATATTTTATAACATATAACAGTATTCCTGCAGGTAATTATACTGGTTTTGGTCCTATTCCTGGAAATGCCGGTCAGGCATCTCCCGGTAGTTCTCCGTCACCATATCCTTACGGATTTGGTGGTGCAGGCGGAGCAGGCGGGCCTGGAGGTCAAAGTGCAGTACATACTGTCAATTTAACAGGATTTGTAAATTATATTAACGTTAATAATCCTAACGCTGCACAAGGCGGAGGTACTGGTAACAGTGGCGGAACTGGTAATCCGGGTACTGCCGGTACTGCCGGCGGAGCGGGTATAGGTGGCCTTGCATTACCAAATCAACCTAACGGTAATCCAGGTGGTGCAGGTGGTATAGGACAACCGGGTATTGCTGCTCCAAATACTTGGCCGAGCCAAAATGGTGCTGCTGGACTTCCGGGTCTCGGTGGACTTGTATTACCAAATCAACCTAACGGTAATCCAGGTGGTGCAGGTGGTATAGGTCAACCAGGACTTGCTGCTCCAAATACTTGGCCGAGTCAAAATGGTAATAATGGTACCCCGGGTGCTGCTGGAAATACAGGAGCAGCAGGCACAGGTGCTACAGGCGGAGGTACAGGCGGCGCAGGGCAACCGGGTATCGCTGCTCCGAATACATGGCCGAGTCAAAATGGTAATAATGGTACTCCGGGTCTTGCTGGAAATACAGGAGCAGCAGGTACAGGTGCTACAGGTGGACAAGCAGGTGGCATAGCCCCAAATACTTGGCCAAGCCAAAATGGTAATAATGGTGTTGCTGGTAACAAAGGTATTGACGGTACTACTGGTGCAAGTGGAACTGCTGGTACAGGTGCTACAGGTGGACAAGCAGGCGGTATTGCTCCAAACATTTGGCCAGGACAAAATGGTAATAATGGCATTGCCGGTAACAAAGGTATTGACGGTACTACCGGTGCAAGCGGAACTGCTGGTACAGGTGCTACAGGTGGACAAGCAGGCGGTATAGCTCCAAACATTTGGCCAGGACAAAATGGTGCAAACGGAATTGCTGGTGCTGCTGGTATTGCTGGTAATTCGGGCACAGGTGCTACTGCTGGAGGTATAGGAGGAGCAGGACAACCAGGACTTGCTGCACCAAACATTTGGCCAGGACAAACAGGTGCAAACGGTATTGCTGGTGCTGCTGGTATTGCAGGAAATACAGGTGCAAGTGGAACTGCTGGCACAGGTGCCACTGCCGGCGGTGCTGGTCAAGCTGCACCAAATACTTGGCCGGGATCAGCAGGGCAACCAGGAAATGCAGGTAATGCGGCAACCGCACCAGTAAATAGTAATACCACAAAAATTAATTTACGCCAGTCTGCAACTGTTACTGTCGGTACAGGAAATACAGCAGGACAAATTATAGTAACGTGGAATAGACAATAAAGAGGAAAAATGTCAAGTTATTTTTTTGCCCCTATGCCTGCAATGGGGTTAGGTGATAATTCTTTTGTTACGTGGATTAATGGATTTACATCTGAAGAAATTGATAAAATTATCAATTATGGTGACTCACTAATAAAAGAAAAAGCATCAATAGGTGGATTCAACATAGATGATGATTATTCAAAATATCGTGAATCTCAAGTGTCTTGGATAGAATGCAATTCAGAAACTGTATGGCTATATGAAAGACTAGCTTTTATACTTAGGCAATTAAACGCACAATTTTTTCGGTATGATGTAACAGGGTTCAATGAACATTTTCAATATACTGTATATAACGGAAATGAAAACGGGCATTATTCTTGGCATGTAGACGAAGCAAACGGAAAAAATTTTGATAGCGGTCCTCGCAAATTATCAATGGTATTACAACTTAGTGATCCATCTGAATACGAGGGCGGCAATTTAGAGTTAATGAGATCTGACACTATAGAAACGGTAGAAAGATCTAAAGGGTTAGTTGCTGTGTTTCCTAGTTTTCGATTACATAGAGTAACACCAGTAACTTCAGGAGTTAGAAAAACATTGGTAGTTTGGTCTACAGGACCAGCATTTAGATAATAGTTTTTCAAAAACTATAAGTATTTTGAAATAAAAGGTTTTAATTATGAGTAAAAAGTCAAAATATGAAAATTTTGTAGGAATCTACGATGGTTATTTTTCTGAAGAATTTTGTGATAACTTAATGGCGCATTTTGAATGGAGCAAACGTAATAATAGAACTTTTGCTAGACTTGAACCTGAAAAAATTAAAAAAGATGATTCGACTTTATTAAACCCTACTACCATTGAAGAAATAAATTTTATAATGCCCAATATAGAAGGATTCATTGGTGAATTTAACAATGTATTTTGGAATCAGTGTTATAAAGAATATCTTGACAAATATAGTATTTTGCAAGATTATGGACAACACACAATCTATACATATAAGCTACAAAAAACTTTACCTGCAGGCGGCTACCATGTTTGGCATTCCGAAGACGGTGTAAAAACTATGAGTCAACGTATTGGAGTATATATATTATATCTCAATGATGTTGAGCAAGGTGGCGAAACAGAATTTTTATATCAATCAATGCGTGTTTCTGCTGTTAAAGGAAGATTAGTTATATTTCCACCTAATTTTCCTTGGGCACATAGAGGAAATCCTCCTCTAACAGGAGAAAAATATATATTAACAGGATGGATTGAATTTAATTAATAACTTCTAAAATTGTTTCAAGTTTAATTTTAGTTATTTTATTGTTTAAAGTATTTTTTAATCCATTATGTAATGGCTTTGGCCAGTTTTCATTTTCAACCCAGGCATAGCCACTATGTTCACAATTTAAGTTTGGAATAAATTCATCCTTAACAATTAGCACATATGTCTGGTATGAAAATGTATTGTCTGTAGTTGAGTACAGTTCAATTGGAACAATTTTTTCTATAGAAGGAAGAAATCCTATTTCTTCATTTATCTCTCGTGTTAGAGTGTCTAATGGTGTAACATCTATAGGATCTTTTTTTCCTCCGGCTAATCCCCAGGTTTTAGCAGATTTTGATTGAGCTCTAAGTAAAAATAAAAATCTTTTTGTTTTTTTACTTAGAAATATACCTCCACTGCATATAATTTGACTCATAAAACTAAACGCCAACTCATTTTATCATACAACCCTTCAAAAGATTTAGACCATTGCAATCCGTCCCACTTATACTGCATTCCAGTGTAAGAGTTAGTTATATATGTTACTGTATTTGTTGCCTGAGAGTCAAATATATTAATCCATTCAGATCCATTCCACTCAATGATGTCATTTGCGTTTGCTTTAAAATCAGAATTGTCATTATTTTTCCAAGCGTCAGGGCCGTCATATCCTGGCGTACCAACGCTAGGATTTAAATCTTCTAAAATAAGGTATCTAATTCCTGTAGTCGGTGTACCAGGATTATAAGTTTGTGGATTTATAATTGCATCAACTGTTCCTCTTCCTGCAATTAGTGTATTTTCAGGTACAGTATCTACATCAAAGTTTAATAACATCTGTGTTTCATTTAATGGATTCAAGCTAATATAAGCTACTATTTCTTCGCCATTATTTTTTACTAATCTTATATTACTAAGTCCTGCTCTAAATTTACCTGGATGTAGTTCTAGCAATCTATTCCAAGATATTATATTTTGAGGTGATGAAATATCTATATCTTCGTTGAGATTTGAATGCATAAGTGTTGCAACATTGTTTAACACCAATAAATCAAAATTACCCGGAGTGATAACTATTTGTGCATCCGGAGTTATTCCTTCAAACATTTCTACCGCATCGGGTGTAGAAAAATCTCTTGATATAGCACCTTGTGCAACAGCGTGTACATTCGAAATAATTTTAGTAATAACACCAAGTTTTTTAACTTTAGCAGGCGGAGTAATCCATATCGGTGCTTTAAATATCATATTTAAAATATCAATATCTTGCTCAAGACCTTGAGGAATAGTTCTACTACTCCAAACCTGAGATTCTAATGTTAATAAACTTAAACTAGTCCAGTCGATATAATTATCAGTTGTTTGTAATTCTAAACTAGGGTTAAATAAAACAACTAATTGCTCCCAAATTTGTAATTTTTGTTCTGTGTTTGTTGTCCAGATATCTGCTGCAAAAGTTATTAAAAAAGGACTGGGCATTATTCTTTCAACAGTATAATTTGACCCTTGTATATTCAAATATTCTGTACCGTCTTCACTAATTGCTCGTTCTCTGATATGCATTTTAGATACAAAAGTTGGATCTTGTAGTCTAGTTCTATCATATACTATATCTTTAATATAACAAGCAATAAAAGGAGCACTAGGTATACTGTTTTCACTGTTTTGTTTAATAATTTGTGCAACCTGCCTGGTCATATCTCCATATTTTACAGGTAATCTTACAATATTGCCCTTAGCATCTTTATAGCTAAAGTTGCTCATTATTCTAATAAATTGAGTTAGATATCTTCTAACCTGACCGTCATAAAAATAATCTATGATTGTTCATTGGCTGTAAACCAATGCCTCCGTATTGTGT